CATCACCAAATAGGCGTCCTTCAACAGAGTATGTGTAAGAAACAGTCCCATCTGTAAGAATTTGACCAGTAATAACAATCTGTGTTGTCTCTCCAGTCATAGAACCGTATGGACGATATTTTCCATCCACTTGAAATCCACCCTCTGAAGTTCTAATAATGAAGTGGGTGTCTGGCATATGATGTGGCAATGCCCACCAGTCTCTAGATTCAATAGAGATAGACGGAGTATTTGGATAGGTGTGGAATGTTCCATCAGGTTGACCAAAGGTGATTACCGAGTTTGTTGTAGCATAAACATCCGTATATTCAACGCCGTTAAACATTACAGTTGTCTCTAGTGGAATTCGATAAGAAGTGTCATCTCCACCACCAGTGATTGTTTCTGTTACAACAGGTGGAGGAGTAGGTTGGGAGGTAACCGCAGGTGGAGTATCAGTGGATGTTGTTGTTGTTGTTGAGTTTTCTGCTGGGGATGGTTGTTGGGTGGATTCAGGGGACGGCTCCGTTGAAACAGAGGGTGAAGGTTCTACAACGGCTTCTTGAGTTGAACTCGTCCCAGAAGATGGAGAGGATTCTCCAGTGGGAGCAGAGGAATCGGAAGTTGGCTGAGGAGTTAAAGTGGGCGAAGGCTCGGACGTTGGCTCTTGAGTCGGACTTGGAACGGGTTCAGTCGAAGTTGATGTGGAAGGACTAACCGTAGAGTTTGAGGCAATAGTAACTGTTGATGTTTCTTCTGCATATGAAGGGATGACAGTTAAAAGCAAGTAGATAAAACTTGCACCTAATAAAAATGATAAACGATTAAAGAAACCAGATTGTGCTGCGGATGAACGCAGTAGTGTCAAGAAACCCCTCGGAATCTTTTTATTTGTACCCCTCGAAGATTAAATTATACTGGTTTCCAGTTTCTTCGCACTACTAATTTAGAGGCAGGATTTTGTGAATTGACTGATTCTCCCTGCACACCTTTGCCACGATTTGACCACGATACAACGCTAGGTTCTGCTTTTGATTTATAGCCTAAATTAGCGTTGTAACCAAAGTGCTGTGTTATTCTACGACGTTGATTAACGCGTAGTGTTTGCCTTTGCTGCACCATTAAATGTTGTTCCACCAATTCCCATAGTGTCAACAGTATTTGTAGTTTTCTTTGACTTGCTCATTTTTTTAGGAGGATTTGGAACTTCATTAGTAACCCCACCAGAACCCATTGCTCCAATCATATTTGGATAGTTGCTGTACCAATAGCCCGCACCTGTGTATCCAGATTCTTTTTTACGTCCAAATCTACGCATCTGTTGTTCTTCAACATTTGGACTTTTATTAAACTGAGGTGCAAGCCCACTTACTCGTGGTCCAATACTGTAGCGTCCGTAGGTGCCTGTACGGCCACCCATCATTCCTACGCCAACTCTATACAGATTGCTTGCCATAGTTAAACACGCCTTCTGGGTCATAGACCTCTATAGATTGAGTTACTAGTGTAGAGCCTACTTGACGTGCATGGTGGCCACAAAAGTATAACTGTCCCGCTATCAAGGTTGCTCTTACCATGGCTTGTGCACCGCACTTATCACATCTATCAAAAGACGTAATTGGAGCCCTAGTATCGACTGCAGTCATGACACAATTTTGCCCTATTTACTGAATCTGGTAAGGTGCAACTCATGATAAGAGAATTTATAAAAGCATTTACTTGTAGGCACAAGACTTTTGAGAAGAGTTCATGTCCTTTTACAGGATATACCTACGAAATGTGTGTTTCCTGTGGAAAACGATTAAGCGCAATTAAGTCTTAAAGAGGACGTTTGCACTCGCTGCAAACTTTTGGTTCTGCAGACTGTGTTGTTGCAGGCTTCGATGCTCCTGCACCTTTAAACTTTGGACGACCAAAGCCAACGATTGAAATCATAACACCAGCCTTGTTCTTCTTGTAGGCACGCAGTTGCTTGCAAACTTCTCCGCCATTTCGTTGACTTCCAGATTTCTTCGAAGATGTGTTTCCTTCGATACACCAAACGGTTCCATCTTCGTTGTCTTTGATAACAATTCCAACGTGAGAAATTCTATCGACACCGTCTGCGGGGAAATCAAAATAGGCTATATCTCCTGGTTCTGGGTCTGCAACATCTCCGTCAATCCATGAGCCAGCCTTTTTAAATGCCTGTGCACCACTTGGAGTGTAAACAGTGTTAGGCACCTTTACGCCACTTTCGGAGGCCACCCAATTTACGAAACTTCCGCACCATGGTTGGAAGTTTGCTTTCATAAAAGCGCCATATTTAGTTTCGTTATCTTTAGGGCCTTCAATGACCCCAATCTCTGCTGTAGCAACTTCAATAAGTCGTTTTGCTGTTCCTTGTTCGGCCATTAGTCCTTGTCCCAATCTGTATCAACTGGTTGTTCTTCTGGCATTGCGCCATTAGGCTTTGCTGCAAGACGTGCTGCGGTAGCATCAATCTCTGCTTCTAATTTTTTATCTTCTAGTGTGTTCTTTGCATCAACTTCTTTATTCGCTATCTGTGCTGCCATTACATCTTTTGCACCGCTCTGACCAATCAATAGACCAGCAAGAGTTCCTGTAATAAAGGTTGCAACGCTTCCTAGAACGTTAAAAAACATCTTGTCGTTCTCAGATTGTGCTCCGATTGGTTGAGTAACAAACAGAAGGCCGTAGAGGATTCCTACAGCAGTGAGGAACAAGATAGACCCTAATGTAATTCCTAAAATAAACTTAAGGCGAGCATCAAGGTCTTGTGGTGTAAGTTTTTCTTTAGCCATTTGTTGTTCCTTCTGTTTCTACTGTGATGTTAGTGTTTAGGTCTTTTGGACAAGTCTTGTTCACTTCACAAACGGGCGGTTTGCACTCTGCCATCTCCCAGTTTGCTGGGTCTTGGCAAGGATAGCGGTAGAACCCCTGGTAACTGCAACTTGATAGTACGGCCGCTAGGACCGACGCAAGAAGAATTCGTTTAAACACAGGACAATTATCAGTCCTGTTGAATTCCCATACGTTCTAAATACAATTCTTTTTCGCTCATGAGGTACTCCTCAATCCGCTTGTACTGCTCCTGAGCCTTCTCTTCAGTCGCCTTTACCTGCTCCTCTGTTAACTCACCCATAGCATCCTTGAAGGACTCTACGGCTAGGTCCAGGTCAGTCTTAGCAAGGGCGGCACGTAGTTGTGCCTGTTTCCATATAAACTCTGCGTGTTCGATTTTTCTTTGCTTTCTCTTATCTTGTGTTTTAGACATGAATGACCTCTGGTATCGAGTCATTAAACTCTGTTAATGGGATTCTCCATGAACCCTCTGGTGTGTATTTCCATTCGTCTCGCTGTACATCTTCCATTCTTATCCATCCATAAATCTCAACTTCAGAATAGTAATCTCTGTCAAGCACTCTTGCACCAACAAGAAGGTTTCCAGGCTTTATATCTTTTGGAAACACAGGAATCTCATCACGTGTTCGTATACTTTTAACTTCAATATTTGAACCGACGTCAGGAATGTGTTGACGATATATGTGTTCTTCATTTGGATAGAACGGAAATGTCAATGGCATTTTATAGAGTTTTGCAACTGCATACTCTGCAACGATAGTGCGAACATTTGCTGCAATCTCTGGTTCTAATTTGCTTTTGTTATCTCCTGCATAGTTAGGGCGGTCAATTGAACCCCACTTCATCATCCATCGGTTTAATGCGATGTCTGCACAGGCTCTTACTTCTTCTTTACTTAGGCTAACAATCATGACGTGAGCCTACCAGATGTTGGTGGGCAGTTTTTGCGTGCTCGTACCCAGGAGCCTCTTATGAAGTTGTACCAGTATGTTATTGGATGTCTATGGTGCGTGGCTTCTTATGCTCAGGTATTTCTCGCTCTAGACGAATGGTCAAAATACCATCCTTCATGTGAGCAGAGATAACTTTTACATCATCGGCTAATGCAAACTTTTGCTCAAAATTACGAGCGGCTATGCCTTTATGGACATAATCTGCTGCATCGTCGTCTTTTTTACCTGTAACGGTAAGGCTGTTGTCTTGAAATGTGATTTCAATGTCAGATTTAGTAAACCCAGCGGCCGCTATTTCGATGAGGTAAGTCTCCTCATCATCGACCTGGACGATGTTATATGGAGGATAAGTTGACTTATTCTCTTTTCGTAGTTGTTCAAGAAGTTCAAAATGTCGTTCAAAACCGACAGTCCACGAACTTAAGAAGGGGGTTAGAAGTTGAAAGGGGTCCGTAGGCCTCTCAACTTTAGTAGACTCATAATGAGGGTATTTAGCAAACTGTTTGCCTTTTTGCATAGGGTACATAATCTCTCCTTAGACGAGATGGGTGAATGGCTCCCAAACGGCAAGCCATAGATGTAACTCTACAGGAGTGTGATTTATTTCACAAAACTTACTTTTTGTGTTGAAGTTCCTTTTGAAAAGGTCCAGATGTGTTTACATCTATTTTTTCAGCAACAGTCATTGCTTTTTCTGGCTTCACGCCCGCGTACAGGGCTCCAAGAGCATATGGGGAGCCAGACCCAACACCATAAAACCC